TTCCCTACACGACGCTCTTCCGATCTGGGCCCCCAGCAGCTATCCTTTTTCCACAACTGTTCTGTTGTGTGTTTTGCTATTGCTCTCTGTTCTGTGTTTTTTGTTGTCGTTCTTGTTGTGCTTTTTTTGTCCCGTCTCTGGTGCTTCTTGTGTTTGCTGGCTTTTTTTCGTTGTCGTTTCTGCTTGTTGTTTTGTCTGCGTTTTTTATCTCGTTGTTTTTTTATCGTTTTTTGTGTTGTTGGGTGTGTTGTGTTTTGTGGTGGTGTATTATGTAATTGTCAGCCAAGGAGTACGGAAAGGATGGTAGTTGAGATGACTGGTATTTCTGTTCGTTTTGAGACTGGTGAGCTGGGCGGAAAGGAGGTTCTTATCTTGCGCTATCGTCTAAGGGGGTTTGTGATTGTAAAATTCTTCACTGAAACGTATGATTCTTGTTCTGGTGAGGTTTGTTCGGCTATGGATAATATGGTGGGCTTTGTTTATCGCTTGATGGGGTTTGTTTCTGAGCGTCCTGAGTACTCCTATTGAAAAAGAGTGAAGGTGATAGATAATGTGGTGTTTTACTGTTACGCCTGATGATTTTACGGTGTTCGAGTTCACGTCTGAGTATGTGGGGTCGTATGGGCCATATCCGGCGGATACGTTTAAGAAGGCGCTGGATGGCGTGCTTGACGTTGTTCGCCATGCGTTTGACGGGTTTGATGTGTATGCTGGTTTTGCTTATTCCTCGTTTGACACAAAAACGGGGTTTTTGAATGGTGTTGTTGAAGTGCGTTTGTCGTTTGAAGGGGGATTTGATGATGGCAAATGATGAAGTTGTGGCTGTGGTTCCATCCAAGTTTGAGTCTGGTGATGTGTGTCTGGTGTATTGCCCTTATAATCGGACGTATGAACTGCGGTATGCGGTGCGGTCTCAGGATGGCGGCGGGCGTCGTTTGGTTTGGTCGGCTGTGACGTTTGATGCGTGTGATTATGCGCAGGTGGCTCATATGTTGGTTGATGCGAGGGCGTTGGCTGATACGTCGTTGATTGAGAGGTGTTGATTATGAAGAGCATTGATGACCGCACAAATTGGTTTGATGATGGTGTTCTGGATGATGACCGTGTGCGCCGTGTCGTTCGTGGTCGCCGACGTAATCTGCATTTGCGTGAGTACAATAAAGGTGAGGGTGATTGGGAGACGTTTTGCCGTACTATAGTACTGCTCAAGGACTTTTACAAGCCCCAAGGTGGTCAGGTGGCGTTTGCTGACAGTATCGAACATGCGGCGAACATTTGTCTAAGCATCTCGCCAAGTTCGTCAATGTACGCCGCATTGTCTCGAACTCAGGACATTGAAATGTTGTCCGGGCTTATTTATTGTCCGGCGATGGTGGCGTGGTGCGCGGTCTGTCATGTCAAGGGCGCGTCGTGCTATGAGATGTGCCGGACGTGGGAGGGTGATGAGTTCGCTCAGACTGTCATCAAAATTGCGTGTCTCCGTTTTGACAATCTGTCCGGCGTGCAGTATACTGATGGAGACATTACGAGAATGGCACGACAACAGCAATATTAAGATAAGGTGGTATGATTATGGCATATATTAAGCGAGCCAAGCACTATAGCATTGTGCGCGGCGTTACGCGCAGTGAAAACGGCGAACTCGTGGACACCGAAGTAGTCGTGGATGGCGCGTGCCGCACGCCTGACATGGCTATGAAAAAAGCCCGTAAGATTAACAGGGACATGCTACCCATGTCCGCCGAGTATCATGCTCAAGCAACGCGCATGGATGAGGCAATCTATTGGGCTAATTGCGAATTTGGGGACGATACCATCATCGACTATCCGGGGTCGGTTAACGGCAACGTGGTTGAAGATGATATCATCTCCGAGGAAAAATAATTACTAACCCTATAAGGAAAGGCAACACAAATGGCTGACAACGAACTGACCGTAATGAACGGCAACAATTTTGCGGCTAACGGCGCTAACGCCGTATCCCATTTCTTTAACACTGACACTATGGATGGCAAAATGGCGCTCTATAACGCCATGCAGACCGCCGACAAGGTAGACGAACATCTTAATGAGCCATTGCATGTGACCAACGTGCTTGCGCAGGCCATCGAGGTTGCCAACCAAGAGACCGGTGAAATCAACTCATCTACCCGTGTCGTTATCCACGCGGAAGAGGGCGATTTCGCCGCCGCCTCCCCCACGCTGGCACACGCTTTCGGTAATCTGTTCGCGATTTTCGGCACGCCGGACACGTGGGACCATCCGCTTGTCCTCAAGGTGGTGGAAAAGAAGAGCCGCCGTGGATTCAAGTTCTTCGACCTTGAACTAGTGTCGGAAAAAGACCGTGGATAGAATATTTGTCTATACCATATGATAGCATGGCAATGTCCCTATAGGGATGTTGCCGCCAAACTCACCCCTCGCCGTTTTTTCATCCTTGCGGCGAGGGGTGTTTTACACTCATAAGGGGGAGGCAGTGGCAAAACGTAAAACCAACCGACGCGCCAACAATCTGAAACGCAACGCCGCAATCAGGTCGGCACAGGTACGCCGAGAGCAAGCGGTCAGGGATTACAGTACCGGACATCTCCCCAAGCAAATCACCGAAACGTTTCTCGGAAAACTCAGCGCCCAACAGCTCGAACAGGTTGCCCGCCGCGTCGGACAGGAATTCGGGGAACAACAGCAAGCCTTGAAGGCCAGAGATAACGAGCCGTATCAGGTTGTCCCAGATGTGCATATTACGAAACTCGATAGGGAGTTAGCGGCGCGCCCGTTGATTACCGACGCGGAAATCGCCGCCGCCCCGTCGAAACGTCGGAAGACGTTACGACAGCAACAGCGCCGCCGCATCGAGGTGCGGCAGAAAATCAAACGCGCCCAACAATTCGACGCATTGAGCATGGCCTGCTACACGGTGGGCGAAATACGTGAAATGGAACGCGCGGGAGAATCCCCGTTTGACGTGTTGGGTACTCATACGGTTGGCGGTTCGGCGCGCGACGAACTCACACGCAACCGTGCGAACGTGTTCGGCTCGGAGCGCGGCATAAGCCACGCGCGTATGATGATACGAGAGGGAGGCAGGAGGGGACTTGAACGTGAGATACTCGAATACGCCGGGCTTATAGGCCGAGCGCCATTACAGGCAGGAGCTAGGCAAATCTCGGGAAGTGAGGGGGTTTCGGATTTTGATAGGGTCTCGCAACAGCTTGAAGCGTTCGACTCCAACATCGCCCAGAAATTCGCGTCTTTGTCGAACCGTCAAAAACGATGGCTGATAAACAACACGAACTTCAGCACCGTTGTGCGGGAAGCCTCATGGTATAATGATAAAACACATAAATGGGAGACAAAAGCGGATGCAGGCGATGTAGAGACACGACTTGACGAATGGATGACCAGCGCGGCACGACACTAAAAAAAGGATGGAATTATGCGAGAGCGTCGAGCGGCGGCAACAGACGGCGCAACACTCTTGACGGATGACGGCATGGAACCATTGACGGCGAACGCCGTCATCCGGCTTACCATGTTCGACTATCATACGCGCGTATGGTGTGCCCATGGGTGGCAGGATATTAAGCCCATAGCCGCCGAACTGTTGAAACGACTCCCCTTGCAATCGAATCCAGCCAAGGATGGTGTGTGGGGCACATTTAATATTCGCGGCCACTTCTATAGTTTCCGTGTACGCATGGGCGGTATCGCCGTGGATTTTGTGGATGTGCGTAATGTCACGCGTGATGATGGCTTGAATGTTTCACGTGAAACATTTGGAGGAACCACCGACTTGGAAACCACGTGGAATATCGCGCAGGAATGCGCCGCGCTGAAACTCAGGGGCACGACCATAGCATCAATGGCAATGACCGACTATATCGATGGGGATTACGCCGGATTCAAACGTCATTTTCCACCATTGGATAAAGAGGTTTATCATCGGATGCGCCCCGCCTACTATGGGGCGATAGTGTCCAGCAAGCCGGGCGAGTACCGGGATTGCCGAAGCTGGGATGTAAACAGTCTCTACCCGAGTATCATGCGCGACGCCCCCATGCCGGTAGGCTCGCCAATATGGTACGGCGGGGAATATCAATATGACCCTGATTATCCGCTCCATATCGATGTCATTGCATTTGATGCAAGGTTGAAAACGGGGAAAACGGCGACGCTCACCAATATTCTGCCCGTATGGGGGTATGAGGGCGAACGTTTGGATAGTACGCTGGGCGTCGTTACCATGCCCGTCACGGATGTGGATTGGGAAACGCTGACCGAAAACTACGATATTCACGTGTGGGAGCATGTCGGCGGCTGGAAGTTCCGTAAATCGCATGGACTTTATTACACCTACGTTGATAAATGGTTTCACGTGAAACAAACCGCAACCGGAGAGCGCAGGCAGATGGCGAAACTGTTATTAAACTCACTGGTAGGGAAATTCGGGGCCTCGCTCTACCGGCCCATGTTGCATCCAAAACCGTCTGCGGATGGTGGCGTGGATTTTACCGTGGACAAACCCGAGTCGGCTAACAGTCTGGCATGGTTGCCGACCGCCGCATATGTCAACGCCTACGGGCGACGAATATTGTCCCGGGCGATGAACGCGAACGCCGACCGCGTACTCTACGCCGATACCGATGGCATGATATTGGAAGGGTTGGCCGCGCCCTCAGGTATCGAAACGGATGACCGGAAACTAGGGGCGTGGAAAAACGACCATACCTACGAGAAGCTCCGTATCCTCGGCAATCGCAAATACTGCGGCGTGGAAACAGACGGCGACACCGTCATGCGTCTGAGCGGCGTGCACCGTGCCGCCCCCATCCCCTATGATGAGTTTCTTCCGGGGGCGCGTCATCTCAATGATGATGGCCACACTTTTATGCTATAATATCCGGTAGCGGGGTGTGCGTCCCAAGTCGATTCGATGGCCCGACCGTAAGGCAAGTCGGTAAGGCGATTCGGTCGGATGTAGACGTGCGTAGCCAGCGCCCAGCGACGGCAAGGGAACCCGCACAGCCTAGCAAACCGGCATGACGGCGTGATTGCCGTCATGCCACTGACTTTAAGAGGTGATTATGGACGATACCGAGGACACCGAGCCGGACACCACGCCAGACGCCGAGCCGGACACGACCGCCGACGACAATACGCCGAACCCGGAGCTTGAAACGCAGGACAATGGCGAACCGGAGGATGCGGGCGACGACAAGGACGCCGACATGGCCAACCGTCTCAGCGCTTTGGAAGCGACCGTAGCGGAACTCTCCAAAACCATTGAGGCGATGCGCGACGCCGCAGCCGACCACGTGCTGAACGATGGCCCGGACGGCGACACGACGCCGGAATCGGCTGAAATGACAGACGATGACTACAACGGCACTTACAGTACGTTCGATGATTTGTTTGAAGACTAATGATTAGGAAGGATTGATTATCATGTCAACTACTCCAGTGGTGACGCCGAAACAGCAGTTGCGACCGCTCACTGAATTCAACAACGCGCAGATTCTCAATATGATTCGCAACGAGGCGTCGCCCGAATATCAGCGACGTATGCCCTCGGCCACCCAGATGAACATGGATAGGCAGATGGCCACCCTCATGTCATCTACTCAGCTCAAGAACGAGTTTTATGCAGCGCTGGTGAACCGCATTGGCGGCACCTATGTGAACACATGGCGCTGGAACAATCCGTTGAGTGTTTTCCAGCGTGCATCTCAGATGTATGGCGACACGTGGCAGGAAATCGCCGTAGGTATGCCGCTCGCACAGGTGTACGACCCGGACGCGGAATACTTGGGCGCGGATAATTTCCGTAAGTGGAAAATCGACGTAGACTCGCTGTATCATCGTCTGGATTTCGCCCACTTCTATCCGGCGACCACGGATGACAAGACGCTCCAGCGCGCGTTCACCTCCGAAACCGGTCTGGCTTCGCTCACCTCGCAGATTCTCACCTCCTGTTACAATGCCGCCGAGGTTGACTTGTTTGAGGCCATGTGCCACCAGTTCGTTGAGTATGCGAAACTCGGCGGATACTGGCGCGTGCACATGAACAATGATTTGAACAACATGGGCAGTTCGGAAACCGACGCGCGCGACATGTTGCGCCAGATTCGCGCATGGGCCGACACGCTGAAATTTGTATCCACTCGGTATAATGCGCGGCACATGCCGACATTTGCCCGCCCGGATGAGCTTGTGTTGTTCTGCTCCCCTGAAGTCAAGTCTGCGCTTGACGTGCAGGGTCTCGCCACGGTGTTCCAGCGTACGGATGCGGAGCCGACCATCGACCGGATTATCGTCATCCCGCAGGACAGGTTTGGCATGGACGGCGTGCAAGCCATCCTCACTACGGACAAGTTCCTGATTGACATTCCCGTTATCAACGAGATGACCCAGCAGACGAACCCGGTTAACATCAATTCGGTCAACCATTATCTACACGTCCAGCACATTATCAGCGTGTCCGGATTTGCCCCCGCCGTCATGTTCTGGACGGGCGCGGGTTCCACCGCAAGCGTAGTGACGCCTACCGGTACGACGGCCAAGACGCCGACCTTCCAACTCAAGCTTGCCATGTACGGCGGTGGCGCGACTACGCCGGAGAATGTGGTGCGTGGCGGCGCTGTGCAGGTCACCGCCGATACGACCATCTCCAACGATGGTAAGGCCACGTTCCGCTCGGATGCTGTCGAGTACGCCATCGGTGATACCGCCAAGCCGAAGAGCGATTACACATACATTTCGCCCACCGGCGTGCTGGTGGTCGGCCTTGATGAGCCGAACACCATTATTCCGATTACGGCCACGGCCCTGTATACAAATCCGGCGACACCTGAGGTGCCGGGCACCGTGTCCGCCGCCTTGGACGTGCCGGTGGTTGGCGAGGGTGTCATCGGATTCAATCCGTCGATTATCGCATCCATTGCCGTGACCGTCCCGGCAGTGACCGTGAATCATACGGCACAGGCGACCGCTACGGCGACCATGATTGACGGCCGGACCGCCGACGTGACCGCGCAGGCCGCGTGGACGTCCGACACCCCAGTCAACGCCACGGTGTCCGAGTCGGGTGTCGTTGCGGGCGTCAGGGCGGGCTCGTCCAATATCACCGCAACCCTGTTCGGCGTGTCCGATAAGAAGAGCGTGACCGTGACGGCGGCCTCGTGATATGATGAGAGGGTGGCCGGTTGGCTACCCTCTCTCACGGTGTGATGCGATACAAGGCCCGGAGCGCAAGCCACGTGAGCGCTCCGGGCACTGTGACAGTCGCCTAATCTGCGATATAATAAAAGGGAGTGTTTCACGTGAAACACTCCCTTCTTTATGAAAAGGGATAGTATGCTGAGAGATATCAACCCTAACGTTGAGGCGACGTTTAACTGGGCTCAATGGACGCCCAACACGTCGCTGAAACTCTGTAACGTGCCGTGGGACAGTAGTTACCGTGACCTGGCCCGGTTCGAATCACCGCAGAAACAACAGGAATGGTTTGACCGAAGGCCCGGCATTGACAGGGTGCATGGAGTCATGCACATGTTCGGCCAACCCGTGCGCGTCGAACTGCCATTTAACGAGGCGTCCAACTACAACTATGTCGTGGTGTATAACGATTACCCTGACTTGGAGTCGCCACGGTATTGGTATTATTTCATCAACCACGTGGATTACATCAATGCGTACACTACTCAGCTCACTGTACAGTTGGACGTTTGGCAGTCGTTCCAGCATGTACTTAGGTTTGGTTCATGCTATGTGGTGCGAGGCCATATCGGCATTGCCAACGAAAACCAGATGACCGATTATGGTCGCAGTTATCTCGCACTACCCGAAGGGCTGGACACCGGTAGCGAAATGGTAACGGTGAACCAACAGTACAAGTCTCTTATCGGCATGGACGGGAAAAATCTGAATTACGGCGTAATAGTCGTGAGCACGGTAGATTTGTCAGCGAACGCGGGCAGTCAGGAAAAACCGTCTCTCACTACTGCGGGCGGCTCTCTGTTTGAGAACATGGCTAACGGTGCTGAAATACTGTACTTTAAGGACATCCAGTCCGTCCAAGTGTTTATGGGGGTGGGCTCTACTTTTTCATGGATAACACAGGGTATTGTAAACATGTACATGATACCCTCTTTGGATGATGACTTTCTTAAGCAATCCGGCTATGTCGTAGATAAGCTGTTTGGGAGAACACTCCCTTCGGAATTAAATAATCGTATCTACCGTTTCCCCCAGTCGGCCACAAATGCGCCCAGCAGATATGAAGACATTATTACCATTAATGATTTTCGTGATAATTTTAATATCCCCAAACGTTATAAAAACCTTAAAAAACTCAAATGCTACCCCTATTCCACTGTTGAATGCACTTGCTTGAATGGCACTAATATCACCTATAAGCCCGAAAATATCCAAAGTGATAATCTGGTTATCAGAGAGGTGCATAATTACGCGCCCAATGGCGCGCGCTTGAACTTTTACCCGGTTGGGTACAATAAGGCGGGTGCAAGCGAGATCGCTCCTCTTGATGAAAACAATGGGTTGCCCATTGATAGCGGGGAAATGTTGGACGCCGCGTTTGGCATCAGCAATTTCCCTCAATTTGTGATAGTCAACAATGGCGCACAGTTGGCAATGGCAAACAGTGCCTACACTCGTTCCTACAGTCAACAGTCCGCTGACTGGGCGTACCAAAAAGCGCAGATGGGCATCAGCCAGTCTCTTGCGGCCACGGCCATGCAAAACCAGTACAACACCCAAGCCAACAAACTCGCTATCGGCAACCGCAACGCCAATAACGCGATACAAGCGACCTCGCTTAACACCAGTCTGGACAGCACGACGTATATCAACAATCAGCGGGCTGACCTCGCACAGCTGAATAACGTGTTTAACGGCGTGGTCGGGGTGGCGGGTAACGCCGCTTCGGGCAATGTCGGGGGCGCGGTATCGGCATTGGGCGGTGCGGTCATGAATGGTGTCAACACTGAAGCAAACCGCAGTATCAACAATACCGCCGCCCAACTTTCCACGGCGAACTCGCTGAGTACCAACGCGGCCACAACAAGTCAGGCCAACACATACGGCTCTCAGACTACAGCGCTTTCAAACCAGTTGGCCCAGAACATGGCGGATATGAACGCGGATTACGCGCAACGTTCCGCGTTCGGAGACTATCAAAACACCATTGCGGGTATCAATGCACAGGTACAGCAGATGCAATTAACACCCCCGACCACATCTGGAGCCATCGGCGGAGACGGTTTTAACCTCGCGAACGGTATTGTCGGGGTGTTGGTTCGATTCAAGACGTGCGCACCCTCAGCTCTGCGGAGCGTCGGAGAGTACATGTTGCGTTACGGGTATTTTATCCAACGTTTCATCACGCCGCCGCAATCGCTGGAATGTATGACAAAATTCACCTACTGGCAGATGCAAGAGTGTTACGTGCGAGGTGATTTGCCCGAGCAGTATCGGCAGACCATTAAAGGCGTGTTCGAGTCTGGGGTTACTGTATGGACTAACCCGGATGATATCGGCGTGACCGATTGGGCGGATAACGACCCATTGCCGGGCATCTCGTTCTAGTGCTATACTGGAGGCATGTCTAGGTCGAGGAAAAATCAGAATCGTAGGGGCGGCGCGTTGCACCCGCGTGGCAATTACGCCAAGGCACGCGCCGCCGACCTTGACGCAATGTATTATCACCTGCTGACCGAACTGGCACTGAACCGGTTCAGTTGGCGGGGGCTACCGCCTACAGTGGATGAACGATGGTTGGAAATGTGTCTGTGTGAATACGGGTGCGCGTTGTTTTTCGAGGACAAACGTATGGGCCGGTTCCTCGCTACGCAAGCTGGCTATCAAGGCCGATTGAACGTGTATGATAATCCAACGTGCTTTGAGCCGGTGGGCGTCAACTATCATTACAGGCAACTCAAGGCGGGCCGTGAATGCATTCCGATTTGGGATAACCGGATGCGCATGGGTTTCAAGGATATCTTATGGCAGTACGCGAGACGCCTTGCCGACATTGACAAGGCATATGACGTGAACTTGGAGAGCCTGAAACTGCCGACCATCATCACCGCCGACCCGCGCACCAAGCTCACCGTGCAGAACATGTTGCAACAGCGGCAGGACGGGCAGGATTATATCATCGGCTATGATTCACTCGACCCCGGTAGCATGTTCCAACCGTGGCCGAACACGACACCTTACCTGTTGGATAAGTTCGTCCAGCAAAAAACGCAAGTGACTAATGAGGTACTGGGATATTTGGGCATCCAATCCAGCGGCACCGAGAAAAAAGAGCGGCTCATTTCCGATGAGGTGGCGCAGTCCAACGAGAAAACGGACGTGTTCCGCCTGAGTTTTCTCAAGGCCCGGCAGGCGGCGGCGACGGAAATTAACCGGTTGTGGCCGCAACTTAACATCTGGGTGGAGTATGCGGACGCGCAAAGCTCCGGCGTGCCCAACGCGCTGGATTCCAGCGCGACCGGTACGACGGATATTGACATGCCCGCCTCGTATGATGCGGGTATTGGAGGTGTGTTGTAATGATGACCTGTGACGCCATGGTAAGGCTTGTACGTGAAATGTATGAAGTCGCCGATAAAATCAGTAAGGCGGAAGAAGCTCTGGACAGCTATGAAAACGGGGGCTTGTCCATGTCCGGCCAAGCCGCTGGTCTACTGGAAAAACAAGTTGTCGCAATGAAAACATACTATGATATCGTCGCCGCACGTATTGGCCACCAAACGAGGGAGGCCACATATGGCACAGAGTTTTAGCGCTTACGCGATGACAACGCCCGGCGAGTACACGGAAACCCTCGGCAATCTCATTGCATTCGGATACGACACGGACGCCAGACTGCATCTCAGCGACGACTACTACCCGATTTACCGAGAAGACCATCGCGCCGAATTGAATGAAAAGATCGTCCGCCATTACGCGCTTAGGGAGATTGGTCAGGAAACCGCCCAACAGTTCATTTTTTACTTGGGGATGACGATGGCGGAAATCATGCCATATTTTAATGAGCGCTACAGGACGCTAGCGTTGAAATATGACCCATTGAACACTATGGAAATAGTCAGTGAAAGCCTGTCCAATACCGTAGCCCAGTCCAGCGGCAAAACCAGCGCCTCTCAGGATAGTGCGACCCGAAGCTCCTCGGACGGCACCAGCTCAAGTAGCACCAAGTCCCAGTCTTACGACTCGGAAGTGCCCGCAACCGGCGTGCAAGGTGATTTTGCCCGATACGCGACTCATGCCAATCAGGCGCAAGCAGATACGGACGGCAGTAGCCATAGCACGCAAGACACCTCCTCTCAGTCCCATAGTACATCCAGCACGGAATGGCAACACGACGCTACGGATGGGAGCACCAAATCCCACACGTCGGGCCGCTCCCAGTCCGCCATGAGCCTGATACAGGAGTACCGACAGGCGATTATCAATGTGGACATGGAAATTGTGCGGAGCCTCGAACCGTGTTTCATGCAAATATGGGGCTCGTATGATACTATTTTCAGTAACTGCCATAACTATGGAGAATGGGAGTAATCATGGCTGCCATTAATGCGCTGATTCCACGGCAACGCCTGTCTGACGGGGTACCCACGTCCGTACCGTTCACGTATCGGGACGGATTGACCACGTTGCAATTGATTGAATGCCTACGCCACAATCTCGACACCCTCCAATGCGATTTGAGCAGGCTGGAGAAGGCCACGTCCGACCTCGCGGCATCTGTGGACAAGACTCTTGCGGATACCGCAACCCAGCTCAACAAGAATATGGCCGCGTTGCGCGCGGAACTGCTGGCCCTGATACACGAAATGGAGCAACAGGGCGTGGCAACCTCCCCCGTGTACGGCACCACGCAACCGCTCGGGGACGTGCTTGGCGGCATATACGACAATGCGCGCAATCATGGACTGTTCTGGGGTGATTACGATAACATGCAGTTGACCGCTCAGGAATACGATGGGCTTACGCTTGGTGCCCGCGAATACGATTTACGCGCCACCGCCGTGGATAATTGCGTGCCCGGTGATTTTCCGGGCCGCCCCCAATTCCCGTATGGAAAATCCATGCCCGAAAACCCGCCCGCTGACATGGCGTATATCACGCAATCCGAAGCGGATGCACGCTATATCGAACGCAACCCGACCGCAGACAATTTCGATAAGAAAGGATAATCACCCATGTCCACAACACAGCACACCGGACACTACAATCTGCCGACGTTTGGAGATAATCCGAACGACCGTCCGTCATGGCGTGGCGATTTCACCGACGCAATGACGAAAATCGATAATCAGATGTACGCCAACGCGACCAACATCACCACGGCGACGGCGGCGGCGAACAACGCGACCACGGCGGCGAGCAAGGCAGCCGAGACGGCGGGCGGCGCACAGTCCACAGCCGATGACGCCGTGGCCCGATTGGACGCGCTCGGCGCAACCGGCAATACGGCGGCAGGTCAGCTTAAAACCAAGATCGACACCACGTCCACCGGGCTGAATGCGGTGAAATCCGACCTCAGCGTCTTCAAGACCTCCACCAATGGGAATATTGCCTCATTGCAGAGCAAGAATACGGAAATCGAGAATAATTTAACCAGTATCACTTCATCGGTTCACGCCAACACAACCGGCATAACGGGCATTGAAGCGAATTTGAACGCGCTTCACGCCGATTCCACCACTAACGCGGCAACGCTATATAACACCATTCAGAACAGTTCTCGTGTTCTTGGCGTTAATCAGCCGTTCGTGTCTCGCGGCTCAAATATCATCGTGACTTTTGGTGATTCCTACGCCGACACCACGAACACTAGAAGCTGGGCATACATGCTCGCTCAAAAGCTGGGGTGGACGTTGCATAATTACGCAAAAAGCGGTGCCGGATACATCAGTCCGAACACCACTTACATGAGCGAGTTCAGCACAGCCAAGGCGGATACGTCCTATGATCATGATGATGTATCGTTGGTGGTCATTGGAGGCTCTCGTAACGGCAACGACGGGTATTCGGGGACAGTCAAAACAGCCGCGCTGGAACTGTTTCAAGGAGTAAGCGGTGAATATCCCAATGCGCGAATCATCGCGGTACCGTTGCTATGGGATAAAACCCCGGTGTCAGGGTATTGGCGTTATAACGCCGCAAGCATTGACGAGGCGGCGATACTGGCCGGAGTGGAATCCATACCGTGGGCATGGACGTGGAATCTTGGACGCGAAAACGCATTCGATAGTGAGAATATCCACCCCAACGAGCTGGGTACCAACGTCATCGTAAACTATATCATGCGATACATGCTCGGCGCGTACAATGGCCGACATGAGGTGTTCGTGTGGCGACCCGAGTCAAACCCTGCGGAATTTGTTCTTACCGTGGACGCAAGCGCGGGAACTATCTCATATGGTCTGTCGGTGGCGGGAGACGTCACGCCAGCGAAGTACACGGACGTGAGCGGACTGCCAATGTGGGCGTGGAACGCGTCGGATGAGACAAATCAGGGGCGGGCGTGGGTGGCGTCCATCACCAACGGCGCTACAAACACAACACTGTTCAAAATTGGCACTGACGGCCATTTTGGATGGCAGGGTTACACGACCAACCCCACGGCAACCCCTAACGGATTGGCTGGAGCGCAATTTACCAGAGCGTGGTAACACGATTGGTGTTAACGATACCCCACGGCCATTGCCGTGGGGTATACTGTTATTATGGTAGACATACAAGCATGGTTGGAACGTACCCAAAACCAATACTGGGATATGGACGGTAGCTATGGCGCACAGTGCTGGGACTTATGGGCGAAATACTGTATGGATAATTACAATCTGTCGTTAGGTGATTGCATCACGCCGACAGGTTACGCGGAGGGTAATTATACCATGTTCCCCACCACGTCCGCCGTGGGTCGTGTTTTTGAGAAAAAAGACGCAAACTATACGCCCGGCATGGGGGATGTCGTGTTTTGGAGGTTCGGCAGTCAAAACTACCCCGGCAGTCACGTAGCCATCGTATGGGGTGGCATTCAAGGCGACAGCATCGACGTGTTGACGCAAAATCCAACGCCCGCCGTACATCAAACCCTACCGCTCGCGAAGGGGTCACAGCTTCTCGGTTATCTGCATCCCACGGCATTGCCGGAGCCGCCGGAATCCGGCGATAACCCGACGGGCGGTGATAATCCGGGCGTGAAGGTGGACGGCGACATCTCCGCATGGATACAACTACAGGGTGATGATCTCGTATATCACAGTGGCTCGGGCACGACATCATCGCAAGCCATTTTTTATAAGGCAACCGCCCAGACGTGGGTATATCGCGGCGGCACAGGTCAGCCAGACGCCGACCAAGGGCAGGGCACGCCAAGCGTAGGCGACGGGAAAAGCTCATACGCGCTCTATGTGATCGGTACCGTTGAATCATCATTGCGCTGGGATGCTGTTGAATCAAACAATCAGGGTATCGGCATCGCACAATGGAGTTTTGGACGACGTTTGCAGGTCTTGAATGCGATGAGGGCGGTGGATGCTGTAGGGTATGAGGCGTTTGCCGCTGCCGCGCCGGGTATCGCCGCGCTCATGGAATCAGGCGGCACGTTCGATAGGGCGATGACCGGTGGCGAGGTTGCGGCGTTCCAGACGTGGGCGCGGCGTACGGAATCACGGCAGGGCCAGCGTAATCAGTTCGCAAAGGATTACGAGGGCTATCCGCTGATGTATGATGATGTGAAAATGCAGATACTGTGGGTGAGCGCTTATCATCAAAGCCCGGCGGGCGCGTTGAATGTGCCGCACTCCTCATCGCTTACGCAATTGTATAATAATATCCTTAATACGCCTCCGTTCGGGCCATATGGGACACGCTATAATGCCGTCTATTCGCTGTTGAATGTGTGGGACGGCGCTAGTGCGCCGCCGAACTTTTAACACAGTGACAAACCGGTAGATATATACCGGTTTGTCACTGTTGTATGGTAGTATGGATACTATGGAGAAACTGTTAGCCGAGGGCGATTATTACGACTACGGGCGTATATTATCCTATCACGCGCCTTGGATGTTCGTCATCGGCGCACGCGGCCTCGGCAAAACCTACGGTGCCAAAAAACTGGTCATAGGCGACTGGATTAAAAAACGATGGCAATTCATCTATCTGCGCAGGACGGCGGAAGAACAAAAAAACAAGGGGACATGGTTCGCGGACATCGCGGAACAATACCCGGAGTTGGAATTTCGCGTGTCCGGCAATCAGGCAGAGTGTCACTGGCTGGATGACAGGGACGCCACCGTAGACAAGCATAATAAGAAGCGCCCAACATGGCATATCATGGGGTACTTCATTGCCCTCAGTCAGGCAGGACAAGTGAAATCGGTGGCCTACCCCAAGGTGCGGACGATAATCTTTGACGAGATTTTCCCCGATAACATGAGGTATTTGGGCGGTGAGGTAACCGCACTTGAGGAATTTTACAATACGGTTGACCGTTGGAATGATAGAGTGCGAGTCATCATGTGCAGTAACGCGGTAACGTTGGCCAACCCGTATTTTTCGGCATTCAACATCAACCTGAAACCACAGTTTGACAATCACATGCAATACCAACGCTATTGCAACGGATTCATCATGGTAGAATTAGCCGACTACGGCGGATTCAGCGCCAAGGTAGCCACATCGAAATTCGGACAGTTTTTACGCGAATATGATGAAAATTATGCGAATTATGCAATCAACAATGATTTCAGGGATAACGCCAATACCCTCATCAGTGACTTCAACAACGCCGGTTACGCGTTCACGCTAAGAACCACTGAATACGGTATTTTTAACATATACCAACAATTAAGCGATACCGACGAAGTACTATATATAATCACCAAAAAACAGCCTAAAATCACTAGGGACTTTACGTTTGATTACCGACTGGTCGACAATGATTGCATCATGCTCAAACGCTCCGACGATATGACGCAGAAAATATTAAACGCCTATCGCGTCGGGCGGCTACGGTTTGAAACCCCGCAAATCAAAGCAGAGTTCAGTATGATACTTGGCGGCTTATTGCAACAATCAGGCATAAGAAAGTGAGGAATATATATGCCCAATCATGAATTAATCGTTATCAGCATTGTGTTTCTGCTAGCGCTCATTGACTACGTAACAGGCGTGGTCAACGCGGTTATGCACGGCGAATTGTCCAGTGAAAAAATGCGGAAGGGACTCGGGTACAAGTTCGCGTACTTGGCGATTATTTGCGTGGCGTTAATCGTTGAATACGGTTCGGATTACATTAACCTAGGAATCAAACTACCGTTATTCATGCCGGCGTGTGCAGGTATTTGTCTGATTGAAATCACATCAATCATGGAAAACTGTGTGAAAATTAACCCCGAACTATCCAAATCAAATATTCTCAATATTTTCAAAGTCGATAAAAAGGAAAGCGACAGCAAAGAAGACTAGGAAGTAATCATGGATGATATCACATGGGTAGGGTCCCCCAACCACTACAACGGGCGCAACGGCCACACCATAAGCCACATCACACTACATATCATGGTCGGCACCCTAGCTGGCACCGACAGCGTTTTTCAACGCACCGGATACGCTTCGGCCCACTATGGCATCGGAGGCAACGGCGAGATACACCAGTATGTGAGCGAGAGTGACGGCAGTTGGAGCGACGCGAACTATGCGAGCAACAACAGCACCGTAAGTATCGAGCACGAAGGCGGCATGACCGGAGTGCCTTGCACACGCGCATGTATGGACGCTTCGGCCCGCCTGTGCGCCGATATCGCACGCCGTCAAAACTGGGACCACCTGTGGTACGACGGACTCAACGGTAACATCTGGCTACACCGCGAAATACCCGGAACCGACCACGCCGGATGTCCCGACCTCGCACCCAACGGACTTGACGTAAACTACGTCATCAACAAAGCAAACCAACTACTCACACAAGGAGCAGATATGCCAGTCAAAACAGACCCCATCAACTGGTACGGACAAAACGTCACCGTCGAATACGCATTACAAGACCTGACTCACCGAATTGACGCACTCGCCGCCCGACTCGGCCCCATCTCGGAAAAATACCCGTTCGACTACCTGCCCGCCATTCTGAACAACATCGAAAGCACCTATCTCGCTGTCAACGGTCTCAAACCCGACAACGGGAAAGAACTAACCAACGAACAGGTGGGCAAGCTAGCCGACAGCCTCAAAACCAGCCTCGGCCAGCAAGTGGCCGCAGAGCTCGCCAAACGACTCAACAACTAACACACACAAAAAGCCTCTAGGCATATAGCCTAGGGGCTTTTTTCTATATCTTAGCTCAAAACTCCTGCTCAGATATCACCTTCACTCTTTTTCAATAGGAGTACTCAGGACGCTCAGAAACAAACCCCATCAAGCGATAAACAAAGCCCACCATATTATCCATAGCCGAACAAACCTCACCAGAACAAGAATCATACGTTTCAGTGAAGAATTTTACAATCACAAACCCCCTTAGACGATAGCGCAAGATAAGAACCTCCTTTCCGCCCAGCTCACCAGTCTCAAAACGAACAGAAATACCAGTCATCTCAACTACCATCCTTTCCGTACTCCTTGGCTGACAATTACATAATACACCACCACAAAACACAACACACCCAACAACACAAAAAACGATAAAAAAACAACGAGATAAAAAACGCAGACAAAACAACAAGCAGAAACGACAACGAAAAAAAGCCAGCAAACACAAGAAGCACCAGAGACGGGACAAAAAAAGCACAACAAGAACGACAACAAAAAACACAGAACAGAGAGCAATAGCAAAACACACAACAGAACAGTTGTGGAAAAAGGATAGCTGCTGGGGGCCCAGATCGGAAGAGCGTCGTGTAGGGAA